AAGGGTTTGCCATACAAAACAAAAAAGGGAACTTTATCTAATAATTATTGCAGTAGTGATAAAATAGTAGAAACAATTAATCATGGCGACAGATATCCTACTAGAATATTAGAATTTAAAAAAGATAAACAAAAATTTCACCCAACACAAAAACCAGTAGCACTAATGGAATATCTAATAAAAACATACACCAATGAGAGCGAATTAGTTTTAGATTTTACAATGGGAAGTGGAACAACTGGAGTAGCTTGTAAGAACTTAAATAGAAGTTTTATCGGTATAGAGTTAGATGATAAGTATTTTGAAATAGCTAAAAAACGTATAGAAGACACAGTAGTAGAGAAAGAACTGCTTGATGGGTAAAATAGGCCTAAGTTTAAATTAAACTAAAAACTAATAAAATACAGCAACAGAGGATTAAAACACTCAACCCCAAATGACGGAAGTACCATATGACTCTACAAGAACAGGCTACTGAATATAAAGAATTAGCAGATTTAACTTTAACAGCATTAAAGAGTAGCTATTCAGCAGGAGTTATTGTAGGATACACAACAAATGGTACTAAAGTTACCTATACAAACGAAACTGCACTGAGACAATCACTTGCAGAGTATAGGCAAAAACAAGCACACGCAAATGCACAAATCACTCAGTTAAACTTTTTAGGATATAGCTCATGATAGATTATTTTAAATTATTCTTTGCAAAAAAAGCTATATTGTATGGACTTAATTCTTTAAGAAAAATAAACACTTCACAAAACCACCCAGAACTTCAGAAGTCAAGAGATGGAATTAAAGCAAAAGAGGATGCACAAGCATTAAGATTAAATAACGATTTAATTGCATCATATGTAAAAACTCTTAAAGCAGGAGTTGTAGGCGAGGGGACAACTCTACAATACAAATCAGATGATGTAGAATTAAATAAAAAAGTTGAAAGATGGCTTGAAAGATGGAGTGAAGTTGGAAACTGCTCTATTAGAGAAATTTTATTTAGACAAGAAGCTGAAAGAAATATGGTTGCAGAAGCAGCAGTAAGAGGTGGATTTATTATAAGACATCATTGGGATAAAAGATTTAAAACGCTTTATAATTTTGAAATAATTTCTTGCGATAATATAGATAGGACCAAAAACAACTTTTCAGAAGGTCTATACTTTGGTACGCAAACAACTTCTTTAGGTAAAATTGATGGACTTTGGTTGTATGTGGACCAAAATAGAACAACATCTAAATATGTAAAAATGAAAAAAGGTAGCACTCCTAATATAACTCTATTTTTAGATATTTGGACTGATCCACATCAATATACAAATATTACTCCACTTGCAGCAATATTAAACACATTGGATAGGCTAGCTTCTTATGAAAGTGCAGAAATCAAAGGTGCAAAAGGTAGAGCAGAAAAATCTATCATAATTGAAACACCAGTTTACGAAATGATGATTGAAGCACAAAAGCAAGTGATAGAACAAACAAAAACATCAGCAGACAAAATAGAAGCGCAAAAAATACTTCATGAAATGTTACAAGAATTTACTCCAACTGGATTCCATGAAGGTGCAACTCCCGTTATGCCTGGTTCGAAAGTTTGGGATTTAAAAGCAGATGGAAACACAATTTATGCAGATATAAATGAGAACTCTAAGCAAATATTATCAAGAGCATTAGGTCTAGCACCTTCAACTGTAGCAGGTATTCCAGAATCATCTTATAATGTTGCACTTAAAAACGCACAAGCAGATGAAAGAGAATACGCCATAATGGCACAAATGCTTGTAGAGAAAGTTTTAAAGCCAATTTACAGAAGTGCAGTAGAAGCAGGGTATCTTTTAGGAAAATATGATTTACCAAACTATTATGAACTAAAAGAAGATAAATATGACTTTTATCTTAAAATAACAAGAAAAAGATTAGGTCATATCGACCCACTTAAGCAAGCACTTGGAGATGAGTCTGAAATCGCAGCAGGTCTTGAGTCTCATATTTCAAAAATTACAGCTAAAGGTAGAGATCCAGAAGATGTAATAGATGATGAAATTAAATATGAAACAATGAGAAAAGAAAAATTTGAAAAAGCAGGTCTTATTTATATCCAAAGTGGTACAGATAAAATCAAACTTGAAGAAACAAAAAGAAATCTTATAGTAGAAGATTCAAAGGGAGCATAAATGAGAGGTGATTATTTTTTACAATATGTTTTAGGTGAGCCAATGATGGTAAGTCCATCAGGGTTTGTGAAGCTTAAAGCAATACTTGAAACAGGTGAGATTCCAAAAGCAATGGAAGGTGTAAAGGTTGCAAACGAATCTGTAACATACTCACAAATAAATGATATAGCAATTATATCAGTTGATGGTGGAATGTACAAAAAAGGATTTTCTGCAAACTGTATGTCAATAGCTTCATATGAAGCAATGATTTTAGCAATAGATAAAGCAGAAACGGACCCAAGTGTAAAAACAATCCTTTTTAGAGTAGACACTCCAGGTGGTTTTGTAGCGGGAGCGGACGAAGTAAGAGAGAGAATTTATACATCTCCTAAAAAAACTATCACTTTATATGAAAATCTAGGTGCATCAGGTGGTATGTGGATTTTTACAGCATCAGATGAGCTGTATGCGACTCCAGGAACAGATTTAGGTTCAATTGGCGTAGTGGTAGCATATGAAGAACAATCAGAAGAAGATGGTAAAAAAACAATTGAATTGGTATCTAAAAATGCTAAAAACAAAAGATGTTCGCTAAATGGAGACTGCAAAGATAGAATCCAGAAAAAAATAGATGAAAAAGAAGAAATGTTTTTTAGGGTATTAGAAGAAAACACAGGATTCAATCAAAAACAACTAGTAGAAATATTTGATGAAGGTGGTGTAATTAAAGCAGAAGATGCTCAAAAGGCAAACTTTATAAAAGAAGTTATCCACTTCAAGCCTTTGATGGAAAAACTAACATCTTCGAGAGTAAACTCGGCTTCGACACAAATCAAAAATTCTAACAAAGGAGCAAATATGAGTGACAACACTAATACGAATGAAGAGGTTACAGCTTTGGAAGCAAGCCATGCCGAAGCTTTAGCTAACTTAACAGCTACTCATGAAGAAGCTATCACTTCTCTAAGAGAAGAAATGGCAACATCAATTGCAACAGCAGTAGCAGAAAGTACAAAACTTCACAAAGAAGTTATTGCAATGGCTTTTGATAGAGGTGTGTCTAAAGATGTAGCAATGAAAATGCTAGATGCAGAAGATATAACATCAGCAAAAGCAACTTTAGTAGACAATATGTCTATGGATGAAAAACCAACGGGTTCTTCAACAAAAGCAAAAGCAGATGCTTGGGCTGATTTTAAATAAGGAGATATAAATGGTATCAGAAGGAAAACACACAGCGGAATTTATTGTAAGTGAAGCTAATGGTAGTAGATCAAGAGACAAAGGTACTCTTTTAGCAAATCAAGTAGTGGTTGCAGGTGAGCTATTAGGAATTGAAACTGCATCAGGGAAATATGTAGCATATGATCCAGCAGGAACAATTGTAGGTTCAGATACAGTAGCAGGCATTGCCTATGATAATTATGATGCAACAGGTGCAGATAAATCAATCGTAGTAATATCAAGAGATACAGAAGTAAGAGGAAGTGACTTAACTTACAATGAAGCAGTTGCAGGAACAGTTACAGCAGAAATCGCAGGGCTAAAAGCTCTTGGATTAATCGTAAGATAAGGAAGTAAGAATGGCAAATATTAATATTTTTGAAAACGATGCTTTTTCATTAACTAGTTTAACTTCATTTGTAAACAAAAAACCACATATTCCTTCAATGCTAAGAGATATGGGATTGTTTGAAGTAAAACCAGTAAGAACAACAACAATTTGGGTGGAAGTAAAAAATGGAAAAATTACTTTAATTCCAACATCAAACAGAGGTGAGCCAATCTTCCAAAATGAAAAACAAAAAAGAGACGCTGTTCCTTTACAATGTTTAAGATTAGCAGAAGGTGATACAATTACAGCTGATGAGTTACAAAACATTAGAGCAGAAGGCGAAGAAGCAGAACTTAAAGAAGTGCAAATGGAAGTTAATGATAGATTGGCTACTATTTTAGGAAATATTGACTTAACAGAAGAAAACTTAATGTTAGGTGCAATTCAAGGTATCCTAGTAGATGCAGATGGTTCAACAGTTATCTATAACTTATATGATAAATTTGGTGTAACTCAACCATTAGAAATTGACTTTGACTTAGATAATGCTTCGCCTGCACCAGGTGCTTTAAAGAAAAAATGTACAGAAGTAGTAAGAGGTATGGTTAGAGCTGGTGGAAATGCAATGTTACCATCAACTGAAATTATGGCTTATTGTGGTGATAATTTCTGGGATGATTTAATCTCACATCCAGAGGTACAAGGTGCATACAATAATTGGGTAGCTGCACAATCAATGTCAAATGAAGTTGGTGTATTTAAACCATTTAGATGGGGAGAAATTAACTGGGTAAATTATAGAGGAACAGATGATGGTTCAACAGTAGCAATTGGTGCTGATAAAGTTAAATTCTTCCCGAGAGGAGCAAGAGGTTTATTTGAAATCGCTTATGCACCAGCAGAATTTATGCCATATGTTAATACAAGAGGTCAGGCAAGATATTCTATGACTATCCCAGATATAAAAAGACAAGCTTATGTTGAAGTAGAAGCATATGCTTATCCGTTACCTTATTGTACTAGACCAGAAGTATTATTTAGAGGAAGAAGAACTTAATTGTTCTTTTCCTTAAGGAGATAAAATGAAAGTTTATGTAAAAAAAGATTGTATGGATTCAAAAAAAGAATTTCACGTAAAAGGTTCAACACCAGAAATGGACAAAGATAAAGAGCAAAAACTTTTTGACTTAGATTTGGTTGAAGAATTTGATGCAGAAAGACATACTGAAAAAACAGTAACAGGTGATGAGCAAAAACTTTTAGCTAAAATTGCAGAGTTAGAAGCATCAGTTGAAGAAAAAGATGATGCCTTAATTATAGCTACTGAAACGTTTGAAGAACTAAAAGAGCTAGTAATCCAAACTTCTGAATTACCAAAAGGTCAACTTCCAGAGGGATTTGATAAATTCAAAGGAGAATAAAATGGCAAAGCAACTAGAAGTAATAATACCATTTAAAGGTTTTAAAAAAGGTGATGTTAAAAATTTTAGCGATGAAATGGCTAAGAAATATGCATCAAATTTAAAAGAGCCAGCTCCTAAAAAAGTTAAAACTTCAAAAAAAGAAGAAGAGTAATATATGAAACCTCAAGATTTAGTAAAATATTCAATCTTATCATTGCAACAAAGAGAGAATACTGATTTTGAGGATATTCAACACAGAGGCTCTACTGTAAAAGCAAAAGTGGAATTCGGAGATTTTAGAAAACTTCAAAACCTAGTAAATACAACAGAATCTTTAGATGATGAGATAAGTTTTCTTGATGTGGATATTACATCTGATATTCAAAGAGGAGATGTAATAGTTTATGATTCCCAAGAGTATCAGGTGGAATTTTTCACAAAAGCATTTGGGCTTTATAAACTTTACTGTATTCAAAGAGATAGATTTGGGAGCATGAGAAGATGACACATCAAGTATATTCAAATGTTTCTAGCAGTATGCAAAAAATCTATGAAGCACACTGGGAAACAGGTAATGAAATTGCATCAAAAAACGGAAAACTTATAGCATATGCTCAAAGGGTAGCCTTTCTTAAAAATAGAACGCATTGGAGTATCAACTATAAAAATGGCAAAAGACAAATTGTTAAAAGAGATAGAAGAACTAGAATGGGTGCTATTGTAAATAGACAAGGTGTAACTCTAAGAACAAGACTTCACAATCTAATCCAATGGAGAACATACTCAACAACTGGTACAACAGTAGTAGGTGGTATGTTTAAATCAGGAACTACTGAGATAAGAGAAAATGGTAAGGTAATTGGGAAAACAAGAGTTGATTCAATTGGAAAGGGTAGTATTAATATCCTTCAAAAGCTAAACTATGGTCTAAATGCAAATTCAGACAAAATTAATGAAGTAGGTAATGATTTTAATTGGAATGGTGGAGCATCTATGAAAAGATTTAAAGGTAAGCATACTAAAGCCTTGCACTTCGCAGAAGAAGGAAGAAGAAATGCTCTAGGAAAAGTAAATGACAATATCCAAAATGGATTCCCTAAAGCTTTAGAAAGAAGAGCTAGATATACTCAAGTTAAAATGGAGAAAGCAATATGATAGTAAATTTTGAAGATATTACAAATCATATGGCTAAATTAATTCAGAATGATGCTGGAATCCAACAGTTTTGCTTGGATAATTTAGGCAATAATTTGCAGGTTAGAGATAATACTATTTTAAGCAAGGACCATATTTTAAGTCTGCCAACTTGTGAAATCAATAAGGGCTTAGAAAACAATCTAAAGCACGAAGACGCAAAAGAGACAAGAAAATCACAAATATGGACTGGAGCTATTATTTTTATTGGAGATTTTGGAGTTGATGCAAATAGGCAACTTCCAAATAATGCAATAGAGACAATAAATGGTGTTGAAACAATGAAACCTGCGGATTTAATGAGAATTTTAGGAAGAAAAGCAGGAGAATTACTGCATAATAAAATATCTTGTTCAAATACAACGCAAGGTATTTATCTGTCTAACTATCAGCTAGAAACAGATACATATTATGAGGATTCTACAGGTACGGTGGCTTGCTATTTAACATACGAGCTTTATAAAAGAAACACAGGTTTTAATTAAAATAAGGAGAAAATATGTCAGTAAGACAAGAAACAACTTACAGAAAGTATCAAGTCTTAGTTGGTTTTCAAAAAGATTTAACAGGCAATACATTATCTAAGGCATTAGATATTACATCACTTGTAGAGTCTTTAGAGTTAACATCGGATTTACAAACAAAAGATACATCAAGAGCAAACAATGCTGGTCAACAATCAAAAACTATTACTGGTAAAGCAGATTTTGCAGGTACTTTAGTTTTAGATAACCCAAGAGCATTATCTACAATTCTTTTATCTTCAATTCTAGGAAAAGGCACTTCGTATAGTTTCGGAGCACATTCTGCGTCATTATGGTCATTGACAACAGCAGTTGAAGCAGGTAATATTGTAAAATTATCATCAGGTGAGTTTCTAGTTGCTCAAAACGATGGAACAACAGGTGCAACTGAGCCAACTATCACTACAGAAGTGGATTATGATGATTTGCTATCATTAGATGGTGATGTGCAATGGAAAATAAGAACATCTCTTTATGAAGGTACTGATTATGCAACAACTTTTTGTACTGAAAAAATGATTATCATTGAAAAAACAAAAGAAGGTTGTGGATCATCTGAAATCTTTGATAGAGTTATGGAAGGTGTAGAGTTTACTCAGTATGCAATCGGGCAGCAAAATGGTGAAGTTGTTGCATCTCAAAACATTCCTTTAATTGGAAGTAGAGAAAGAAGAAGCACACAAGCAAACTATGAGCCAATAACTGTAACTTCAACAATTACACCAAGAGAAGACTATTGGACAAACAATCAATGTCTAATTAGAGTTGATGGTGAAAGATACGGTACTCTTTTAAACTTTATGTTAACATACACAAGAAATGTTACGTCAAGAGATATTATAGGAGAAAAAGATGAAAAAACAACTTCTTCTACAACGCCAACTTTCACAGGAGATGTGACAATTAAACTTGATACAGCAGAATTTGAAAAATTAAGAAAAACTGATACAAAATCAGTAGTAATAACTTTAGATGCACTTGATGGAGAATCAATTACAGCAACTATGCCAAACTGTCAGTTCTTTGCACCAACAATTCAAGCAGAAAATGGAAGAGAGTTATGGATGGGCGCATCTCTTAAACCATTAGGAACACCAGCTAACCCAATGGGAACTTTCAGTATTACAACAGCTACAAATTTTAGCTAATAAATAGGGGTAGGCTTTTCTTGTTGTCTTTAAGCCTACCTCTTCTAAATACAAGACAACATAAAAAAAATAAGGACAACAAAAATGAAAGATTTAGAAAAAACAACTTTACTAGAAAGAGTAGATAGTTTATCAGAAAAAGAACAAGAGTTGGTATCTAATTTTATAGATAACTTAACAAAAAAAACAAATTTACTACCAGTTTTTGAAGAAAAACTAAAATCAATCAAAAACAATCCAGTAGAAGAACCAAAACTTGCAAAAGCACAACTAGAAATTGCAGAAAAAATGAAAAACAATGAGATTGAATCAACAGAAGCATTACTTGAAATTGTTGGTGCAATTTATACTGATGAAGAAATTGAAGCAATCGAACTAGAATACAATTTTGAATTAAAAGATGTGGTTAAATTCGGCGGAGCAGTTTCAGATAAAGTATTTGGATACAAAGAGATTGTAGATGGCGTTGAGGTATTTAAAGAGATTGAGTCTCAAATGAACCTAAAACCAATTCCGTACTCTAAAAAAAGAGAAATTAGAGAGCAGCAAAAGAAATACTCTGATGCAATTGGAAAATTAGTTGGGTATTTAAATGAGACAGAGAAGAACTTTGAAGAGATTGATGAGGTTAAGCTAAAAGATCTTCAAGAAAATGCCGAAAAAGAAGAAAAAATATTCAGTGGCAAAATTAGCTCAGCACACAATTTAGATACATCAAGTATGTCTGATTGGGAAAAAGAACTTTTAAAACAAAAAGTGGTAGCAAATTCATTTGGTAACTATATGCCTCCAATGGGAAAGAAATAAAGTCACTCATAGAGTGGCATTTTTCTAAAGAGAGAATACAAGCTTTAAACAAAATACAAAAGCTAAAATCTCTCGGTGAAAAAATTGATGAAGATTTTTTCAATAAAAACCCAAAAATTACTAAGGCATTAGAATCTCCAAAGGTTTCAGATGAAGCTAGAGAAATCTACGACTTTATAGTAGATAATCCATATACTATAAATCGTGGAGCTGGTATGGGTGCAGATACTATTATTGGAGCTGACATGGCAAGACTTTCACAAGTAGCCAAGCAGGAAGATATAGATATCTACACATATAAAGAATTTTGTAATCTTTTTGTAAATCTTCAATCTAAACAAGAAGAAAAACAAAGAAAAGATTATGAATTAGAGCAAAAAGCGAAAAAAAACCAAAAATAAGATATAATAAAACCAAAAAAAAGGAAACTTATGGGCTTTTCAAATAAAATCAAAACAATACTTGAAATGGATGACAAGGATTGGAAAAAAGCCCTTAAGTCCATATCAGAAGCAGAAAAACAATACTTTAATGAATCATCTGCAAATACTGAAAAACTAATCCAGTCTAAAAAGAATCTTGCAAACTTTGAAAAAGAAAGAGATAAAGAGCTAGAGTCTATCAATAAAAGACTAGCACAAGCACAAGCAGCTAAAACTAAGGCATTAGAAAAAGATGACAAAGAAAGAGTTACTGCTATCAATAGAATCATCAAGCTATATAAACAACAAGCAGTAGAAGTAAAGGCAAATGCAAAAGTAAATATTGATGCAGCAAATGAGCAAGTAAGAAATACAAAACAAGCAATAGATAGTCAAATCCAATTCAATAAAGTTTTAAAACAAGCAAAAGTAGGATTTGAAGAATATGGCGCAATAGTTAAAAAAGCATCAGAAGAAGAAAGAAGAGCTATCTCTATGTATAATAGTGCTATTGATGCAAAACTTGCAAAACAAGCAGAAGATAGAAAACAAATTCAAGCAAATAAAATAGCTGAAATAAATGCAAAACATGAAATAATTGCAGCTCTTAAAAAACAGCAAAGAGAATCTGAAATTGCAACGCTAAAAGAAATAGATTTAAAACATGAAGTAATAGCAGCACTTAAACTTCAAAAACTTGAAGCTTCAAAAGCAGCTATGGCTGAAATAAACTCTAAATATGAAATAATAAATGCTCTTAAAAAACAAAAAGTACAAGAGGAAAAACTAAGAGCAGATACAATATATGCTTTAAAAAGCCAAAAAAGAGAACAAGAAGAATATAATCTAGCTTTAAGAGATGAATATAATGCACTGTATAAAAATACAAAAGAGCAAAACGCATATAATAACGCTAAGAAAAAATTAGACAATATGCTTCAAAATGGTGCAATAACAAGAACTCAGTATAATGCAGCACTAGAAAAAGAAAAACTAAATCTAAACAATAGTCAAAAAGCTACATCAAAACTAACAAACACAGTAGTAAGACACCTAAGACAAATTGAAACTTTGGTAATAGCATACTATACTCTATCAAGAGGATTTACATTTACAATCGGTAAAGGTATCGAAGTAAATAGAATGATAGAAGATAATACAAATGGTATCGCAGCACTACTTTCTGCAAATACACAAATGGTATTATCAAATGGTCAAGTAGTAAATTCGTATGAAAAATTTAAAATAGGTCAGCAAGTAGCAGCTAAAAACATGGAAGCTCTTAAAAAGGCTTCTGTGGACACTTACGCTACTTTCCCACAACTTACTGGAATCTTCCAGCAGGCAATCGGTCAAACTCTATCTATGGGCGATGCTTTTGGCACAACAGTAGATGAAATATCTAAAAACACAATCAAGTTAGCTCAAAGGATGTCTAATATCGGTGGAGCAATCGGTCAACCGATGGATAGAATCCAAGAAGAAATTAGATCACTTCTTTCTGGAAACGCATCAACAGATTCACTTATTGCAACAATGATTTTCGGAAGTCCTAGTGAAGCAAATGAAGCAATTAGAAAAGCTAAAAAAAGAGGAACAAATGGTCTTAAAGATATGCTTGATTCATATCTTGGAACATATGATGTTCTTGAAGGTGTAGATACATACTCAAGAGCAGTGCTAAACCTTGAAAATGCTTGGGACTCAGCAATGAAATCTATTGTTAAAAAATCAGGTGCTTTTGAAGATATTAAAAATACATTTAATGATATGGCAAGAGAAATAGAGGCAAATAGAGACTTAATAACAGAAGGTTTCGACAAGACATACAAGACAATAAAAAATGATTTAGTCCCAATAATTAAAGATTTTGGAACTATAGCGGTATCGGTAGCAGGGATTGTAATAGGTGTAATATCGGAAATAGGGAAGGCTTACGAGTATTTATTTAAAAATTCAATATCTGAAAACTTAAGAATAATGGCATCGGACGTAAAAATAGGATTTTTAACAATTATTGATTCAATGAATTATACTTTTGTGTGGGCTTTTAATAATTTAAAAAACTTAACTCTTGAAGCACGTAGGGCATGGAATGAAACAATACTGGGATTTCAAATATCAGCTAAAAATGTATTGCCAGAATCAGTATCTTCGTTATTAGGTTATGATAAAAATAGTATAGAAGAGACAAAAAGAAAGCTTTTAAATATAAAATCAGAAATAGCAAAAAATGATTTAAAAATAGCTCAAGAATATTTAAATATATCAACAAATGCAGATAAAAATTATAAATCAATGGTTGATAGCAGAAAACAAATATTAGGAATAACAACACAAGAAATAGAAAAAACAAAAGAATTAAATGATAAACAAAAAAAAGCTTTAGAAAATATAGAGAAAGCAAATTCATACGCAAATCTTGTTCAAAAAATACCTATTGATAAAGAATTTGCACAAAAAATGCAAGAGGCAAATGAAAAAGCAAAAGGTCCAATTGCAGGTATTACAAAATTAATTAAAAAAGCAAATGATGAATTAGAAAAATATAAAAAACAATACGCTACTGCATCAACTCCAGAATTAAAAAATATAATAAATGAAAAAATAAAAACTGCTCAAACTTTTATAGTCAACAAAGAAAAAGATATATTAGAGTTAAAAACTAAATCAAATAAAAAAGATATAGATACAGCAGAAACTTTAGAAGCTAAAGCTAAAAGACTAAATAAACAATATGCAGACCAAGCATCAACAAAAGCAAAACTTGCAATGTACGAAACAGGAAGTGTTGACGAGGCAGAATTAAATATATCTTTACAGCAAATTAAGATTGCATCACTAGGAACAGAGCTAAGTCTTTTAGAAGATAAGGAAACTAGAGAGAAGGTTTTAATAGAAATCTATGAGGAATCATTTAAATTAAATGAAATGATTTCTAACGAAGAAGAAAAGCAAGAAAAAGCGAAAAAGAAATTATGGAAAGAAGAAAATAAAAGAGCAGAAGAAAGAAGAAAAGAGCTAATAGCCTTAGCAGAAGAACAAAAAACTGTATGGGATGATGTATCAAAAACAATGATGCAATCTATGGATGATAACTTCTTTAATTTAATTACTGGAAAGTTTGATAGTCTAAGTGATTTTGCAAAATCTGTATTTAGAGATATATTTTCAGGAACTACAAATAATCTAGCTAGAAGTTTATCATCAATACTATCAGCAGGAACAGGGAATATTCTAGGTCTTACAGGCTCAACAGTTGCATCAATAGCAAAAGCAGAAGGACTAGAGCTAATCAATGGGAATTGGGTAGGTGGAGGAACTTCTGAAACAGGCGACTACAATATATCTATCTCAGAAGCAGGAGATATTGTAAGTGGTGCAGAAAAATTATCATCTGACACTCTTTCTACTTTGTCAAACTTAAGATCGGCATACAATTTTATTTCTAATCCAATGGCAACAATATATGCACCATCGGCATATGTAGGTCAAGCAGCGGGTACAATGTATAGTGCAGGATATACAGGAGTGGGAAATTTCTTAGCGGGAAGTGCAAACTGGCTAGGAGGAGGAACTGCTAGCGGTTTAACGGGTGGAGCTCTTGCAGGAAGTTTAACAACAGGTGCCTTGGTGGGAGGTGCAGGTGGCTATATACTAGGCAGTCTTGGTGATTCATTGTTTGGTGCTGAAACAAAAGCTTCTAGTTATGGTGCAATAGGTGGTGCAATAGGTGGAATGACTGGTAATCCATTAGGAGCATTAATAGGAGCAGCTTTAGGTAGTGTTGTCGGAGGAATGTTTGGAAGCACTAAACAAACTGACACTGGACTGTTTAGCGAGGATATAATAGGAATAGATACTCTTGATGCAATAGAAAGATATACTAGCTATAAAAAGAAATCTTGGTTCAGATCTAAATCATGGACAACATATCAAGAGATTGATGAAAAAACATTTAAAGCAATGGAAACTACTTTTGAAACAATGAATACTATGGCAGATGTATTGCTTGGTGTAACAACATCTAATATTACGCTTGAAGCTGGTAAGTATTCAAAAAATACTCTTATAGAAAAAGCACTTCCTATAGCATTAATAGATGAAGTAATGCTAGGCTCAATAGATGGAATATATGATATATGGGCAGATTATGCAGAAGAAGCAAGTACTACTGTGATAGATGCAATGCAATCAACTGTTTCAAGCTATAGAGAAACAATCAGAGAAATGTCATTATTTGCACTAAGAGGCGACTCAGTTGAGCAGCTAAAGCTTCAAGCAGAATACGCAAAAGCAGACTATGAATTGTTAGCAAAAGGACTAGGATTAGATGCTTCAAAAATAACAGTTGATAACTTTAGTTATCATTATAGTAAAGCTATAAAAGAAGATTTTACACCAGAAGTTATTGCGCTATGGAACAATCTAGGAGATGCTTTAATAAATGCGACTCAACAATCGGAAAGATACACAGAAGCACTAGAATCGCAAACAGAAGCACAGGCACAAGCATTAAGTGGTTTTACACAATCATCGCTAGAGTCGATAACAGCATTAAAATCAGTAAATTTTGAATCGTTCTTAAATAATATAAATGCAGTTTTTGAAACTTTTATAACGCTAGAAGAGCAAACAGAATCAACAATAAAAGCACTTAGAAGCAAACAAAGCACAAACACAACATTTGACCAATTGGTGTCATATAATCAGCTAATAGCAGAATATGAATCAATTAAAGGAACAACAGATACAAAAAGACTAGAAGAAGTTTACACGGAAATACTGTCTCTATCTACATCTCTTGGAGAAAATGATAACTATATAAATAATCTAGTAAACTACTTAGAAAAACAAGATTTTGACTCAGAAAAAGAAATCGCAAGAGTAGCAATCGTGGATGGTCTTGGTGAACTATTAGAATTAAACCAAAACCAAGTTGATTCTCTAAAAGAGGTAGCTAATGATGGCAAAATCACAACAGAAGAATTAAGTAGTATATCAGGATTAAATAGTGAACAAATAGCAGCAATTCTTGAAGTTGTAAACAGTACAGCCACTTTATCAACAGAAGGAATTTTATCAAGCCTAGAGGAGTATGCAAAATATCAACTAGAAGCAATGATGGCTTCAAATAAAATGGAAACAGAAGCACTATCTCCTCAAACATTTAAATACGGTGACTATACAGGAACACAAGAAAAAATAGACATATCAAAAGCACTAGGTGTAACTTACGAAGAAGCAGAACCTTTTATAGAAAAAATAAAAGCACTAGACGTTAGTCAAAATCTAAAACAAGATATTTCAAGTATGGTTTTAAATCCAGATACGGGATATCTAGATATGGAACAAGCAGAAAAGTTTACTTCAATAGCAAATTATCTATCAGGAGATATAAAATCAACTTATGGAGATATAGCCGCAGAAGCGTACGCAAAACAAGATTTTGACCAAAGATACCCAGAAGCGGTAAGTCTATTTGAAAAAGAAAAAGCAGAATCAGATAATGCTTTTGATTCTTATTATAGGTGGTTTAGGTCAGTTTTAGATTATACTCATTCGAATTATTATGAAAAAGAAGAAGATATATCTAAAGGTCATTATTGGACTCATTCTGGAACATTAAATTATTATGGAAGTGTAGAACCTTGGGTATTTAGTTCACCTTTAGGTCTTGAATATATATCACAGTTTAAGGAAGCAAGAAGTGCATATTTAAATCTTCAAGCCCTAGAAGAAGAAAAACTAGCAAGAGGATTCAAAAACGGAGGATACACAGGGGCAGGAAACCCTAATGAAATAGCAGGTGTCGCCCACAAAAATGAATACTATGTAAAATCACCA